ACTCGTGTCCGCTACAGAGAACGAGACATGGGATTAAACAGAGACATTGGTTCTGTTGATATGAGAATTACAATTCCAACAAAAGAAGAGGAATTAATTCTTGCAGATATTAATCACTATAAAAATTATGGCAAAGGGTCAGGAGTCTTTTTCTAATGGCAAAAGAACGATTTAAAATCACAAAACAAGGACCGCTATTTATTAATAGTTCTAAACACGTGAAAAAAGGCACAGAAAAAGCCTTGAAAATAGTAGGTAAAAGCACTGCAAAATTTATTAGAAGAAACACACCATTTGTTAGTGGAACATTACGTAGAAACATTAGAGAAAACAAACCAACAATAAAGGGGACGGAAGCGTTTATCACTATTTCAGCTGGATCATTTCACGGCGGAGCAACTGGTGTTCGTCAATCAAGTAAAGGTGATGTAATCTATGCACAATGGATTGAGTCTGGAAGAAGAAAAGGCAAACGTGGTAGTATACGAATGCGTAAACGACCGTACGGTATGTTTAAAAAAGCAGAAAAATATTTAAATAGTGGACAGACATTACAAACAATTTTTAAAAACATAAGAAACAGTTTGGATTAGGTATGATTAACAGAAAAGCTAAGGGCAATCGAAATGAACGACGTAGTATGGACTATTACGAAAAACAAGGTTATTATTGCACAAAGAGTAGCGCATCCCTAGGGATGTGGGACTTCGTTGGATATAGCAAGTCAGATTGGATATGCGTTCAAGTCAAATCAAACAGAGGACCACGCTCTTTAGAAATGATGGAATTAAAAGAAGCAGAAGTACCGCCTAATACAAAAAAATTAGTTCATGTGTGGAAAGATTATCAGCGTGAGCCAGAAATAGAGGAATTATGACCAGAGCAGGTATTTTAGATGCAATAGACACAGCATTAGGAACAGTAACAACTCCTGAATTTGCTGTTATTGTGCGAGGAGAACCATTAAGTGTACCTACAACACCTACTGTATCTTTTTGGTTAACACAACATGAGGAAGATTTTGAAACACTCGCAGACGCTTCAGTAACAGTAGAATTTACTATTCGCTGTTATTGGAGAATGCAATCAACACCAACAGTCAAGGAAAATCTTGAATTAGAAGTGTTTGATGCAATACATAACATAAAGCAAGCATTACGAAGCGATTCTAATTTATCAGGCAATTGTGATGATTCGCGACCAGGTTTTGCTGCTACAGGTTATGTGGATATGTCAGGTATTACTTACAAAACTGCTGACATACCTTTTTTTGTTTACTTGTATGGCGCAAATACAATAACGGTTTAGGAGATATAATAATGAAGAAAAAAGATTTTACATCAAAAACATATGTTGCAACAACAGGGATTGATATTGATCCAACAAAAACAAATAAAGCCATCCATTTCAATTCTGGTGACATTATCAAAGATGTTCCAGAGACATTTGATTGGGAAGGTTTATTAAACGTAGGCGCAATCGAAGTTGTTAAGGGAGGTAAATAATGGCCAAGCAAACAGGACTCGGAAATGTTTTCTTAGTAGAGGGATACGATTTAAGCACAGACACGAGTACAGTAGATAATCTTGGATACACACAAGAGTTGTTAGACACAACAGGCATTGATCAAACATGTTATTCAAGAATATTAGGAAGAACAGATTCAACATTAACCGTCAACGGTTGGTTTGATGATGGCACAAATAAATCACATGATGCGTATCTATCGTCGAATAAATTACCTACAGCTGATAGAGTAATTACATATTTATTCGGCACAACGCGCGGTGATGCAGCGCTGCTTATGAATGGGAAACAATCATCATATGATACAACAATGTCGCCCGGTAACGCGTTAGCAACGACTGCAACATTTAGTGCTAATGCTATCACAAATTTTGATGGCATGAACTTTGGTGTACTGTTAGACGCAGGTGTCACAGCCTATAGCAACGGAACTACTAATGGCACATCTGTCGATCAGTCAGCATCATCATCTGCAGGCGCAGTAGCAACACTGCAATTTACAACAGGTAGTACGTTGACATCAGCAGATTTTAAGGTACAACATTCTGCGAATGATTCTACATGGGCAGATCTCATAACCTTTACACAGATAACATCCACAACTGCAAGTGCAGAAGTGGGCACAGCGACCGGCACAATTAATCGATATATACGCCTTGTCGCAACAATTAATGGCACGAGTGCAACTGCGCAAATTAGTTTTGCTCGTTTATAGTTTAGTTTTTTAGTTAGGAGTTTATATAATGGCTAAAATTTCAGGACTCGGCGATACCGTCAGCGTAGATGACTCTGGCGGATCGTTACGAGATATTAGTAACGATGTTACCGATTTTTCAATCAATCTACCACAAAATCTGTTAGATGTTGCAGGTGTTGACAAATCAGCACAGGAACGTCTTATTGGATTAAGTGATGGCACAGTTACACTGAATGGCGTGTTCGATCCAGCAAGTAATAAAGCACATGATGTGTTTAAAACAAGAACTGGTACTCGAACAGTCACAATCACGTTATACGAGGACGGTAGCGCTGATCCGCAACTCAGTATGGAAATGTTGGTTGGAAATTATGACATAAGCAGAGGCAATGATGGCATGTTAACATGGACATCAACGCTTTCGTTACAGTCAGGAACAGTACCTACTTGGGGTACAAGTTAGTAGTTAAAAGAAAGGCGCAAAAAATGGGTAATTTTAAAGTACCGAATAGAGAAATTGTAATTATGCTAGAAGGTGATTTTGCTGGAGCAGAAATTGTATGTAAGCAAGACGTATCAATTGGTACGTTTCTTGAAATGCAAAAAATGTCTAGCAATGATGATACTATTGTAGAAAGTTACAAAAAGTTTGGTAACGATATTTTATTACGCTGGAACCTTGTTGATGACAAAGAAAAACCAATAAAAGCAGATTCGGATGGTATGCTTTCTTTGTCTCCCGATATTGCAATATCCATACTTACAAAATGGACAGAACATGCTGCGGGAAACCAGAATGGCTCCTCTCCAGAGTTGCAAAATGGCAACACGTTGGCGGAGGAGTCGATTCCAGCGGAAACAAAATAGAGAAACCTATTGAATTAGTTCAAGCGGAGTTTATAGAATCGTTATGCATGCACTATCATGTTCTACCTAGTCAAATACTACAAGAAGACATGAGTTTGTTAAAAATGCGCGAATTGTTATCAATAGATTCTAAAAACGGAAAGAAGTAAATAATGCCTAGTGCATATTCGGCAAATGCAATAGCAGTTTCAGTTGCTTTAGATTCTGCAAAGATGCTCAAAGGACTGAAAGGTATAAATGCGAACCTTGCTAGTGTTGGCAAAATAGGTGCTGCTGCATTTGTAGGACTAGCAGCAGGAATAACAAAAGCTGGTATGGCGGCCAGTGATCATGTTATGCGACTTGAGCTTATACAAAACAAGGCAAAAACTGTATTTGGTGATCAACAATCATTAATACGTTCGTGGTCACAAGAAACTGCCGCATCTTTTGGTTTGACAGCTATTAACCTAGAAGGTATGGCAGCTGGATTTGCTGACTTACTCGTACCAATGGAATTTACACGTGAAGAAGCAGCAGCAATGACAATGGACGTTGTTGGGCTTGCAGGTGCCATGTCTGAGTGGTCCAACGGTACACGTACTGTTGAAGATACGACAAGAATTTTGGCTCGTGCTATGCTTGGTGAGCGTGAAATGTTAAAAGACCTTGGTGTCGATATTCGTGAGCTTGATATCAAGCAACGGTTGATGGCAAAAGGCCAAGAAGAGTTAACAGGCAATATGTTGAAGCAAGCTCGTGCTACTGCAACTATGGAACTTATTTTTGAGCGATCGAAAGATGCTCAAGCCGGTTTTGCTAATGGTAGTGACACATTGATTAGAAAAACAAGAATAATGCAAGCTGGCCTTGAAGAAGTTGCACAAAAAATATTACTTGCACTTGCACCTGCTTTTAAAGATATTGTTGAGACAATAACTACTGATTTTATTCCATTTTTAGAAGATACGGTTCAACCTGTGTTAGTGCAATTAGCTGAAGACTTCGCCGACAACATACCACAAGCTATTGATATGTTCAAAGATACTTTAAAATTTTTGCAGATACCAGTGAAAATGTTGATCGATGCTTTTGGTTTATTGCATGATGTTATCGTAGGATTTGGTGTAGCAATGGATAATCCTATTGCCCGAGCTGCTATTTTGGGAACAGCAATTACCGCTTTGGGAATGGCAATGCCATTTCTCATTGCTAAAGTTGTTGCTTTAGGGGTTGCTTTGCATGCTGCGACGGGACCACTCGGTCTTGTTGCTGCGGGAATCAGTGCAGTTGCTGCTGTAGGAACTATTGCACTTGGATTCTTAGGTAAAAAAGAAAAAGCTACTAGAAAATCTGCAGAAGAAGACGCACGTGCAGCTGAAAAACAAGAAAGACTTAATAAAAAACTAGAGGAAAGCACTACAAAATTTCACGAATTAGCTCGTGCGTCTGACAAAGAATTAATACCGACACTGGAAGATCAAAGAAAAATACTCGAAGGATTAGACCAAGGATACTTTGATTTTGATGAAGCGTTCTATAATGCACAAATAGGAGCAAATAATTTTGCCAACTCTTTAAAAAATCTAACAGCAGAACAGTATGCAACTGCAGTAGCTTCAGAAATTTTACATAGCAGCGTTGGTGATCAATTACAGTTCGACGAGATGTACGATAGAGCTGTTAAAAATTTGAGAATGTTTCTTTCAACAGATGCAGAAGGTTCACTTGAAGCATTGAAAAAACAATTAATGAAAGAAGCTGGATTCGATACTGTTGATTATATTAGCCCTAGCAAGAGAAATGGTGGAAGCGGAAGTGGCGGAAGTGGCGATGACGATTCAAGCTTTATGGGTTTTACAACTGGAAATTTCACTTACGTAGAACCTGTTGCACAAAAACTAACAGAGGCTGCAATAAAAATGGATGAAGTAGCAAAAGGTATTCTTACTTTCCAAGCTAATTTAGATGAGATGGTTGGAGAGGGAGCTAATCTTGGATCTATACAAGTAATGGCTCGTAAAGTAGGGGAACATACAGAAGGACCACAAACATTTCAAGAAGCTATGGATGAAAGATTTGCTGCTATAGTTGATGAATTTCAATTACCACAACACGCAAAAGAAGCTCTTGCGAAAACTTTTCAAAAACAAGCAGAACAACAAGATATTCTTGAACTTGGCCCTGTCTTACGAGGTAATTTGCCTGGAGCAAATACACAACGCATCCCTGATCCGCTGAAAGACCCAGCTGGCTTTGCAGCAGCCGCTCCTAAAGAAGAAATACAAGTGCCACAAAACGTTACTAATAATACCTACAATATGACTGGATTTATTAGTGACAATATGATGAATGAAATCGCAGAAAAAGCGGTAGAATCACCAGCTTTTAAGGGACCTGGAATGCAAGATGCAGTATTTGGAACGCAACCATGACAGAACTATCTAGCTTAACTAAATTAATTGGTGTGAGGTTCAGCGGAGGATCAGGTGGTCCTTCAGCGCGGTTTGGCAATCTTGCTTTAGGCTATGGACGATTAGATGACGATTCTAATGACGATAGCGACTATACAAATTTAGAAGCATATGTGTTAAGTGCAACTATCACTAGAGGCAGGTCACGAGAATTAGAACAATTTAATGCAGGTAGTGCTACTGTAGTCCTTGATAACCAGGATGGGCGCTTTGACCCAAATAATACAAGCTCTCCGTATGCAGGAAACATTAAACCGGGTAAATTGCTTCGTATTAAAATTACAGATCCAACGACTGGTGTCAATGAGCCGATATTTGAAGGGAA